ACGAGGAGATACGTTATGAGTGATGAAGACTTATGGAAAACGATAGAAGCGGATGCCAGTGCTGATGCTGATGCGTTTGAAGACCTAACTACCGAGGGCGCGACCGAGTTAGCGTCCATGATCCGAAACCTTGGANCAATCCAAACCAAGCTTNTTGCTGCTGAAGAAGAGGCCAAAAGCCTCAAGCGGGAACAGAATCGTTACTTACACGATTTAATTCCGGCGAAGATGCAGGAGACGGGCTTAGAGGAAGCCAAGGTTGGTGGCAACAAGATTAGTCTTGCCACTTATGTCAACGGCACGATGCCGAAAGATCCTCTGCAACGCGACATTGCGTTGTCCCATTTACGAGAAATCGGCGCGTCTGACTTTATAAAGAATCAGGTCAGCGTTTCGTTTCCCGTGTCTGAAGACAACCGGGCTAGAGCAATGCAAGCGGATCTTGAAGACCAAGGCTTCGACACTGCCGCTAAGACATGGGTCGAACCATCCACCCTTAAAAAGTTAATTAAGGAACGCGTGGAGACGGGTCAGGAGATCGACCTAGAACTATTCAACGCATCTATTGGAACATACGCAAAAATCAAAGGAGAATGAATTATGGCTAAATCAAACGGAAAACTACCAGCAGAACTCGCCGCCGCTTTTGAAGACGACGCCGGATTCGGGTTTGAAGAAGTAACGTCATCGGATCTTCAGATACCGTTTTTGAGGATTATCCAAGCTCTGTCACCGCAACTGAAGAAGAGTGACGCGGCTTTTATCGAAGGTGCTAGTCAGGGCGACATTTTTAACACCGTGACGAACAAGGTATGGGATGCTGACGACGGCGTCATTGTGCTTCCGGTGCATTTCCAGATGAAGTTTCTGGAATTCGTGCCGCGTAACCAAGGCGGTGGATTCTTGGGCGAACTGGCGGCGGACTCAAACGATGTTCGTACAGCGGTTCGAGACAAGGACTCAGGTATGGAGTTGCTTAACAACGGCAACGAACTGGTCCGCACCGCCCAGCATTACATCAAGATCGTTCATGAAGACGGCAACCTTGAGAATGCGATTGTCGATATGAAGAAGACGCAGCTGAAGAAGAGCCGCCTCTGGTTGTCGATGATGATGATGCAGAAGCACAACGGCAAGACGATGCCTTCGTTTGCCAGTACGTATCGCCTCAAGTCTGTCGAAGATGGCAACGACAAAGGATCGTGGGGGTCGTGGAGCATTGCTCTTGAGGGCGCTGTTCCATCGATGGAGGCTTACACCGAGTGCCGGGAGTTGCACACGTCGATCAGTTCGGGAGAACTGAAGATTGCTCCTCCACCCGCCGAGGTTGAGGCTATTAGTGATCAATCAACCGAAGACGTGCCGTTCTGAGTCATAGGGGTCCGCTTTACAGCGGACCCCGTTTATTCTCATGGAAGATTCAGCGCAGAGGTTTCTTGATCTATTTACCGGATCTCAAGGAGCCCATGGACAGACAGACGTTTTAGGTCGCCAGAAAAACGGCAAGCAACAGGCAAAATATAACATTGTCCGTGAACCGTTGACCGTGGAGCTCGTTCAAGAACACTTGGACGGCTCTCTTGGCGTTGGGTCTATTCCTATTGACGAGACCAACAAGTGCCAGTTCGGCGCGTTGGATATAGACGACTACAGCCTCGACCTTCCGGTTCTCCTGGCGAAGGTTAAGAGGTTTAAGCTGCCCTTGGTCATGTGTCGATCCAAGTCTGGCGGCGCTCATTTGTTTTTATTTATGTCAGAGCGGGTTGCGGCATCCGAGATGCGCGACCGTCTGGCGGAGTTTGCATCGGCTTTGGGCTGGGGCAACTGCGAGATATTTCCGAAGCAGGAAGAACTGCTGGCGGAACGCGGCGACGTGGGTAACTTTATCAATCTGCCCTATCAGAACGCGAAGTACACCACCCGATATGCGCTGAAGAAGAACGGTGACTCTATGTCACTGGCAGAGTTTCTGACGGCGGCGGAGAAGGCGCGGGTAACTGCCAAGCAGTTGGCCAACATATCCTTGGGCGGCGATAACGGGGTCTTGCCCGATGGACCGCCTTGCCTCCAGCAACTTACTGAGTTCGGCACACCGGAAGGTGGCCGGAACATGACTCTTCTGAACGTGGGTGTGTACTACAAACAGGCCGCGCCAAACGATTGGAAGGAGCTTCTGGAGAAGCATAACCAAGATTACTGCAATCCTCCTTTACCGGCGCGGGAAGTGGTCCTTGTGCAGGAACAGCTGGAGAAGAAAGAGTATTTCTACACCTGTAAGTCTGAGCCGCTGCACGGGCATTGCAACAAGTCCTTGTGCCGGTCGCGGAAGTTCGGGGTAGGCGATGCCAACTCTCATGTCCCTGTCGGCGGCTTGACGGTCGTAGAGTCTGAGCCTCCTGTCTGGTTCGTGGACGTGGACGGTGCGAGATTGGAGTTGTCTACCAAGCAGCTACAGATGCAAGTGGAGTTTCAGAGGGCTTGCATGGAGCAGATGTACAAGATGCCAGCGCGGATGAAGGAAGCCGATTGGCGCGATCTGGTGGATGGTCTGTTGAGCGATGCAACAAGGATATCTGTGCCGGAAGAGTTGACCCAGAAGGGTCTCTTCGTGGAACTGCTGGAAATCTTCTGCACTTCGAGGATACAGGCACACAGCCCGGAAGAACTGTTGACAGGTAAGCCGTGGACCGATGAGGGCCTGACATACTTCAAGCTTAGTTCTCTACAGGATTTCTTAAAGCGCAATAACTTTACGTTGTACACACGGGGTCAGATCACCGAGCGCCTAAAAGAAATGAACAATGGAGCGGAGTCCGACAAGACTTATCGCTTCAGAGACAACAATGATAACTGGAAGTCTGTGCGTGTCTGGTGTGTACCGGAGATGCATCGCGGCGAGGTTGACCTGCCCGACGTAACTTTTGAGCCAGAGGATCCACCGTTTTGACAGACCAGCATGAAACCATCCTTGGGCCGCCGGGCACGGGCAAGACCCAGACCAACTCCAATAAGATACGTGAGTGTATTGAACAGGGTATTCCACCAGACCGCATCGCCTGTGTTTCGTTTACACGTAAGGCAGCGAAGGAAAGTCGGGAGCGTGTGTGCCGAGATTGGGGAATCGACGAGCGGGACATGCCTTACTTCCAGACGCTTCACTCCATGGCTTTCCGGGCTGGGGGCTATAGCTCAGACGAAGTTATTGGTCCTGCGGAGATGCGGGAGATTGGCGAAGCTGTTGGGATACCTTTTGGAAACAAGGGGCGGTCTGACATTGAAACCGACTTTGACACTGTAGGGGTGTCCAAGGGCGACTTTTACATGAGCCAGTACCACCTGTCTCGGAGTAAGGGCTTGAGCCTTGAGGAGATGCACAGGCAGTTGGGGGATTACAGTATCGATTGGTCTGAACTCAAACGTTTGGTATCGGCCTATGAGGATTACAAAGGGGTTCGCAAGAAGATCGACTTCACGGACATGATATCAAATTTTGTTAGATCAGCAGATGGACCGGACATAGACGCGCTGTTTGTAGATGAAGCGCAGGATCTGTCCACCCTTCAATGGTCCATGGTCGATGTACTGCGGAAGAAGCCTCGCATACAGGTGTTCACGGGCGATGATGACCAAGCCATTATGGGATTCCAGGGGGCGGATGTTGGAGCGTTTTTAAACGCGACAGAGAAGAAAACGGTTCTTGAGCAATCTTATCGCCTATCCAAGACAACGTGGCAGGAAGCACAGAACATCGTCTGTCGGATTGAGGGCAGGGCGCCGAAGACTTGGCGACCCAAGGATGAAGAAGGCAGCGTCCACGTTCACCAGAGCATTTGGGATGTACCGTTTCATGAGGGGGAGTGGTGCGTCATGGCGCGGACAAATAGGATTGCTTCCCAATATGCCCAAGCTTTGCGTGACGATGGTTGGGTCTATAGCCGGAACGGTCACCCCAGTATTCCGGTCAAAACATACGAAGCACTTCACGATTGGGAGCAATGGGCCAAAGGAGAGCCGCTGACGCCCACCAAGATAAGAAACGTCTACACCTTCATGGAACTGGAGAAAGGCTACTCACGGGGCTTCGGAGCGCGTTCCAAGGCCCTTTTGGGGCTGGATCCGGACGCCATGATCAGTATGTCGGAGGCTCAAGACGGCATGGGGCTGCTTCTGGATGGTTCTGTCCGGTGGCATCGAGCGTTGGGTAAGATTGACCTAGACACAAAAAACTACGTTCTCAATGCGTTGAAGCGCAAAGACAACGTGCGTAATCCGCGAATAAAGGTTAGTACTATACACTCAATGAAGGGCGGAGAGGCCGACAACGTTTTGGTCATTCCGGACTTGTCTTATGCGGCTCACAAGGAATACCAAAGGGATCCGGCGACTGAACACAGAGTGTACTATGTCGCTGTCACGAGGACTAAGAAGGCGCTGCATATAATGCTGCCGGAAACGAATCGGTATTACGACCTATGAAACCAGACGAGACATTAAAAACAGCAGCGTCACTGGTAAGCGGAGATCGCGCCAAGCAATATGGCGACTACACCACCATGCATCAAAGGGCGGCAGACCTCTGGAGCGCATACTTAAAAGTTGAGGTTAAGCCACAAGACGTTGCCCTTTGCATGGCATTGTTAAAGGTGGCAAGGAACGAGATGGGTCAGGTCAAGCCGGATAACGGCATTGACGCTTCTGCTTACATGGCCTTGTGGGCAGCAATGATGGAAAACAAAGATGCGTGAGGACTTGTTTGACGAGAAGGTCTGGTTCCCTCCGGAACATCTACCGGACCTGTCCGGCGAAAAGCTTATCGCCATAGACACTGAAACAAAGGATCCGCATTTAAGAGACTTGGGGCCAGGGTGGGTTAGAAACGATGGAAACCTTATAGGGATTTCTGTCGCCGCCTCTGAGTGGAGCGCCTACTTGCCGATTGCCCACGAAGGTGGGGGGAACATGGCAAAGGATCTCGTACTCAGGTGGCTCCAAGACCAATTAGACCACGGCATGTCCGTGGTGTTTCACAATGCACAGTATGACCTGGGATGGCTGTTATCGGAAGGTATTACGGTTAAGGGTCGTATTCTGGACACAATGATTGCGGCGCCCCTGCTTGATGAGAACAGGTTCAGTTATTCTCTTAACGCTCTGGGGTCCACGTACCTTGGTCAGCGGAAGGCGGAAGAGGATCTCAGGAGAGCAGCCAGCCAGCATGGTGTGGATGCCAAGGCAGAGATGTGGAAGCTGCCGGCAGAAAGGGTAGCTAACTACGCTGAGATGGACGCTACCCTAACTCTTAGCTTGTGGAACGTGCTTCATAAGAAACTGGTTGAGGACGATTGCGAGAAGATTCTGGAAACAGAGCTTGCGCTTTTGCCTATGATTTTTGAGATGAAGCGTCGTGGCGTTCGGGTTGACGTAGACAAGGCGGAACAAACCAAGAAGCTTTTGCAAGGAAAAGAAGACAAGCTTCTGAAGGAGGTTAAGGATGAGGCAGATATTCACCTCGAGCCTTGGAACGCCAAGAGTTTGGCTGCGGTGTTTGACAACCTTGGTCTCAAGTATGAGAGAACGGAAAAGTCAGACGCGCCCAGCTTTACAAAGCACTTCCTCAAAACTCACGATCATCCCATTGCTCAGAAAATTCTGGAGATTCGTGAGTACAACAAAGCGAACACGACCTTTGTTGATACGATTCTTAATCATCAGCACGATGGCCGCATCCACTGTCAGTTTAACCAGTTGCGCTCTGACGAAGGTGGAACTGTGTCAGGNCGATTCTCGTCAAGCAATCCGAATTTGCAGCAAGTTCCGTCCAGACATCCAGAGATAAAGTCCCTGGTCCGTGGTCTGTTTATACCGGAGGAGGGATGCCGGTGGGGCAGCTTTGACTACAGCGCCCAAGAGCCACGGTGGATGATGCACTACGCATCTCTGGCACCAGCCACAAGGGACAACGAGAAGGTAAAAGAGATTGCCGGCCAGTATCAAAATGACGATCTGGACTTCCAT